AAGAACCCCTCATGCGTCATCATTGACGAAGCAGCACAAATTGTGGATCGCAACGCTATTGAGGTTTTGCACTCTGGCATGGTGGCCAGACAGAACCCGCTGCGGATCTACATCACGACCGCATCATTCACAAAAGAGACAAAATTTTATGAGGATATGTCGATGTTCCAGGCTATGCTACACGGCGAAGCAAGCGACAATCCGCGGTGGTTTGGTCTGCTCTATGCACTAGATCCTCAAGACGATTGGCGCGATCCTGTATCGTGGCAAAAAGCTAATCCGATGCACGGCATTAGCGTTTTTGACGATGCTATCAAGCAACGAGCAGAAGAGGCGGCACACAAACCAGCAAGCCTAAATGAGTTTTTGTGCAAGACATTAAATATTTATGTTTCTGCAAACACGGCATGGATTGACAGGACATTGTGGGAAGATCCTGTTTGTTTAATAACAGAAAAGCGCGAACCCGAAGCGGTGTTCATTGGATTCGACCTAGCAGCGACGCGAGATCTGAATGCAGTTTGCACGCTCAAGCGATTTGCTGATGATGATTACGAAGTGGAATTTAAATTCTTTCTGCCAGAGGAAGGGCTGCAACACATTCCAAAACATTATCAGGAGATCTTTAGAGCAGCGGTAAAGTCTAAAATCCTAATGTTGACGGAAGGTAACGTCATGGATGATAGACAAGTCTCCGACTACATTAAGCAGCAAGTAGACAAGTATCAGATGACGAAAGAAATTGGCTACGATGCTTATAACGCAGCGTCACTTGTTGCGAGGTTAAACGAAGAAGGATTGCCCATCAAAAAAGTTGGGCAAGGCATGGCGGTTCTGAATAATCCGTCTAAACAAGTGGAGAAATTAATACTGCAAAAGAGTATCAAACACGATGGAAATCCTTTTGTCGCATGGCAATTGGGCAATTGTGAAGTTTTCGTTGATGTGAATTCCAACATTAAAGTACGCAAAAACTCAGCGGATACAAGCGCAAAGGTTGATGGTATTATCGCGATGATTATTGCTTTCCATTGCTCACTGGATAACCCATTGCTGAGTAATAGTTTCGGATTCAGAAGTTTTTAGTAGCGAATCGAGGATAAATATGGCAATTCTGGATATTTTTAAACGGAAAAAAAGTATTGCCGAAGCAAATACGGTGCTTGGGCAACTGCAATTGGGCAACCAAGTGCTGTTTGCTACGGCTAATCCTGGCTCGCCTACATCGTCGCAATTACTCTACGTCACAACGTCAAGCTCGACTGTTGCAGGGCGCACGGTAGATATATCTCTACTGACTCGCAACAGCACGATCATGGGCTGCGTGGGCGTTAAAGCTCGCGCATTGGCTCAATTGCCAATCAGTGTGATGTACAAAGCAGACGATGGCACGTTCGTTGATGCGCTAAAGTCGGATCTGGTTGGCAATCGAGACAAGGCGAAAGCAAAACAGATTATCTCGCTACTGCAAAACCCTAACAATTTCCAAAGCCAGTACGAATTCTGGTATCAATGGTCAATGTGGTATGACATTGCTGGCGAGACTTTTACGCTCTGGTGGCGCAAAGATCAGGCAGACGCAAATCAAACGCCCATCGAAATGTACAACTTGGATTCGACGTTAATTAGCGTGATCCTTACGCCTATGCGTTATCCCTCATATCGTCTATCGACGCCTAGTTACGGTTTTTCAAAAGACCAACCGATCGCGTCGCATCAGGTAATGCACGTCAAAGAGATGGCATGGCAGGGTAGCAGCGGCTTTAATAAGGGCATCCTGGCGACGGAATTAGTCGCGCTCGATCAGGACATTGATCTCTATGCCAACTTTGTGATGCAAAACGGTGCGAAACCGTCTGGCATATTCACGACCGATCAAGTAATCCCTGATGCAAAGTACAAGGAAATTGCAGCTCGACTTAAAGAAGCATGGACCGCGATGACGGGATCTCGCGCAGTCGATCAGAGTAAGCCAGGGCAGGGGATGTTACTCGATCAGGGCATGAAATATATGCCAGTCAATATGCTGACTTTGCAAGATGCCGATGCGGAACGACTTAAAACGCAGACCATGAAGCGGATTTGCGGATTGTTTGGTGTTCCTCCTGCGATGCTTGGTATTGCTGACCAAAAATATAATAATACGCAAACGATGTTGGATGAGTTTTATAAAACAACCATGTATCCGATGATTGTCAGTATTGAGCAAAAATTAAAGCAGCATTTGCTCAAGGGTTATCCAAACTTGACGATTAGAATGGATACAAAAGATTTCCTGAAGGGCGACGCATTGTCACAAATGAATTTTGCTACTGCTGGTGTCAGCGGTGGTATTCTCACTCCGAATGAGGCGCGAGAACATTTAAATGTTGAGAAAATTGCTGGTGGTGATGAATTGAATTCTAAATCCACTCCGACAACCGCATTGCCAGGATCTAGTCCACAGGATACTGGCGGCGGTGGCGGCAACCAAAAAAATAAACTCAATTTAGGTAAAACATGAATTCGCAAAAATGGTGGTACATTACGACATTGACAAAACAAATTAAATCTACAATTGCTTTGCCCAATAAGAAACGCGGCAGACCGCCGAAGATAAAAGACGTCAATTTATCGATTCCTTTGGGAAAATTGAATGAAAACAATTAATCTGATTTGCGAAGCCAAGCTCAGTCTTGGGCAAAGCGCAGATGAAAGTGCAACCGCTGCTGGCAAGATCGAGGCGCGAGTCACAACCTGGGGCGCCAGAGAGGGCGCAGACGGGCGCAGGTTCAACTACCAGCCCGAAGGCTTCGCACAGTGGGCCGATGAGTTCTCAAAGGCCGGGAAGCCACTTCCCATGTTCCTGAACCACAATGACATGGGTATGCCTGTCGGGGAGTGGTCGGAATTTGCTTTTGACGATGAAGGCATGACTGCCAGCGGTAAATTGTTTACCAGCACGGTCGGCGGCTCAGATCTTTACGAAATCCTCAAGGAATCTCCAACACTTTTCGGCGGTGTTTCGGTTGGCGCATATGCCGATGAAGCGTCAATGGTTGACGCTGAAGGCAAGCCAATGTTGCAAGACGATGATCCTGACGGTGATGGCGACGAAGGTTATTTCCAAATCACAAAGGGCGGCTTGCGTGAAGTTTCCGTAGTGATGTATCCGAACAATCCTGCCGCTGAAATTCAAAAACTTGAATTTCAAGGTGGGTTGACGGAACGAAAGATCGAGAAAGTCCTGCGGGATGCGGGACTTTCAAGAAAAGATGCGGCTACCGCGTCTAGTAGTCTCAAGTCATTCATTGCGCGGGATGCGACTAATGGAAACATTGAGAATGCGCCAAACCAGCGGGATGCTGACGCGGTAGATGAAGCGGAAATTCTCGCGGCATTTGAAGCCAGAGCATTTCTACAATCCCTTAATAAACGTCTTTAGGAATAATCATGTTTGATAAAATCACCGAAAAACTCGACGCAATTGAAGCGTCTCAAATTGTAAAACTTGCTGAAGCTACCGATTCGGTTCGAAATGAATTGACCGAAAAGATTACGGCTCTGGAAGCTAAAATCGCTGAAGTGCAAGCTCCTGCAATTATCCGCGCTCCTGCTAAATCAATTCGCCAGGACGTAAACCGCAAGGTTCGCGGCGAACTTGCTGATTTTGTAAAAATGAACAATCGTGTTCAAAAAGAGATCAAACTTTTTGAAGATGAATCGCAATACGCGGCTTACCTGTCTGAAGCTGCTGGTCTTACGGGTGGCGGTGCTGGCATCGGTGGTCGGACTGCTTACGATCCTGTCTTTGCTGCTCTGCGTCTGATGAACCCGATGCGTGGTCTGTCGCGTTCAAATGCGACCGACGGTGCGACGTATCAATGGCGCGCCAAAGTGGGCAATGCTGGTGCAACTTGGGGCTACGCAATCCAAAACAACGGATCGGCAACGACCGAAGCAACAAACATTTGGCAGCTCACGCTTGCTGACTTGAATTGCCAATTCCCGATTCGTACCGCGGCGCTGGATGACATTGACGGGCTGGAATCAAACATTGTGTCCGATATGCTGGCTGAATTTAGTCAAGTGGAAGCTCAATCAATGATCCTTAACTCCGATCAGACTGATTCGCCCAATACCTACGGCGGCACTTCTGGTCTGCGTGGTTTGAATCAGTACGCTGGCTCTAACGCAACTTACACTGGCGGCACGATCTCTGCTGCTGCGTTTGGCACTAGCGGCACTGGCAGCACGTCAGGTCTGCATAGTCTGGCGACGTATGACCAATTGACCAGCAACGTCAACACGGTCGGTGCAAATGCGATTGTCTATAAAGACGTCATCAACTTTATCTACTCGCTGCCGCAACAATATTGGACTGCATCGGCTAAATTCATGATTAACCCTGTGTTGTTGCAGGCGATTCGTGGTTTGACTGATACCAATGGGCGTCCGATCTACGTTGATGGTCTGGCTCGTGATGATGGCATTGTCGGCTCGCTGCTTGGCTTTGATGTTGTGGTCAATAAGTACCTCAACAATCCTTCGCAAGCGACTACTGGTTCGGCAGGTACGACCAGTCTGTTCCCGATGTATTTTGGCGACTGGCAGCGTGGTCACGGCATCGTAGATCGGCTCAATATGATTATGCGTCGCTACGACCAGACTCTCCCTGGCTTTATCACGTTCTTTGGTGAAAAACGGCTTGCAACGAGCGTTATTGATCCGAACGCCATTATCCGTTATCGCAGCACTGGTACTGCAACCTAAGTACGCAGGGGGGAGGATTTCCTCCCTCCTGTTTTTAACCTGACGATGGGCGATATATGAGTCTAATTTTTGAAACGATCAAAACCGCGCTCATCAAGGGCGATGCAAAAGTAAATTTGCGCGAAGCGGCGGGACTTGCTGCTTCTGGCTCTGGCATCGGCGGCAACATTGTATTTGATGACGCTTTTTCAGCGATGCGACAGGTTAATCCGATGCGTCAGTACGGGCGCGTGATTCCTGTTATCGGTTCGGATGCTGCATTCGTGGCGCGAACTGGCAATGCGACATACCAAACAAATCCATGGGGCTATCCTGTCCAATATGATACGGGTACTCCTGGCATTGCAACGACCGTCTGGCAATTGCCAGTTCGGGCGATTACGGCACAACTGCCGATCCGTACCGCTGTCCTGTCCGACATTAACGGTCTTGATCCTGCAATCGTTGCGGATTTGGCTGACGAATTCGCTCAAGTCGAAAATTCCTCGATGGTCCAGAACAACGATCAGTCAGGAACGACCACAACGGCTACTGGCGGCACGAGTGGCTTGCGTGGGCTGCTGACCTATGGGGTCAGCACCAGCGCGGCTGCATTCGGCTCTAGCGGCTCTGCAATTACTAATGGTCTGCATACGATTCTAAGCGTATCGCCTACGGGCAGTGTTTTGACGTTTGCTGACATTGCATCGCTGATGGGGGCGCTTCCTGCTCCGTATTGGCATCTGCCAGGCACTGCATGGATGATGCATCCGACTACTCTGCGTTCGTTGCGGTTTTTGAAAGACACCAACGGTATGCCAGTATTCATCGATGCTGGCGTAGTCAATGGTCAAGCTCAACAATTCCTGTACGGCTGGCCCATCATTACCAATGCGGCAATGGATACGCTGACCGCATCTGCCGCAGTTGGTACGCGATATATTTATCTTGCCAACTGGCCTCGTTTTACTACGATTGGAGATCAAGAAGAAATGAGCATCCAGCGCAACGATCAATATGCGCCAGGATTCATTTCTTTGTATGCCGAAAAGCGTGTTGTATCAACGGTGCGCGATCCGTTCGCTGGCGTAGTTTTGGGGACGTAATCGATGGCAACTGAAAACCAAACGCTTGCTCAGTTTTATTCGACTGATCGAAATCCGTTCAACTATGCGAGTTTTACGCAAGTTGGGCGGGATTCGGCAACGGCATGGTTGACGCTGGACCAGATCACGCAACAACTCAACTTGTTTGACGATCAGAGTCAAGACAGTTATCTGTCAGGGTTGGAACTGGCAACGCGCATGGCTATCGAGGATTATCTTGGGTACTCGATATTCTCGACGCAATATTTGGTCTATTACGGCAATCCTGGACTTTACAATACGGCTCTATATCTTGATTTGCCCGAAGTCACGGCAACAAGTGCCGGCATCACTGTCAATTCGGTTAAATATTACGGCGATGGATTCCCACCAGTGCTAACGACTTTAGCAACTACAGGATATTTTTACGATCCTACGGGCAATCGCATTGTCATTAATAGTCTGCCGCAAACACTGAGCCAATTGTCGGCAAATCCAATTCAAGTTTTGTACACAGTGAACGCAAATCCGATTGCTCAGTATCCAGTGATTCAACAAGCTGGCCTGCTGCTGCTGACGCATCTTTACAACCAGCGCAGCAATTCAGTTGATACAAATTTGAAAACGATTCCGTTTGGCGTTGATGTTTTATTGCGTCCGTACAAGCCATTGGTGATGTAATGGCGATTAAACGCTTTGAAAATTTGGTTGTAAATCACGTTACTAATTCTGTCAATGATTTGGGTGAGTACACGACCACGATTACAAAATGGTTTGATGGTCGGGCATTGGTTGCAGCGGTGGCAAACAGTTTGCAAATTTCAGAGCGTTATCGCGTGTATCAAGATTTGGTAAATTTCACTTTTAACTACACGCCGAATATTAAAGAACTTGTTGATAACCAGAATTTGTACAGTATCAACTGGCGTGGTTTTGATTGGCGCATTACTAATGCAGTCGAAGCGAATGACCGCATGACCGTAAAGGTTCTTTGTTACCGCAACGATCCAGCAACAACCGTCTAATGGCTACTCAACAGAATCCAGTAAATTATGCAAAGGCGATCCAGTATCAGTTATCGCACATTGTTTCGTGTCCTGTTTATGCTAATTTTAACCGCAACTGGGCAACGGAACCGACGTTTTTAACATGGCAACTCCGCAATGTTCATCAACCAGTTTATACTGGCGGGAATCAAAATAATAAAGGCATTGACACACCAATTTTTCAGATCAGTATTTTTTCGCAGTCAATGGATACAGCGTTTGGTTTAGGTAATACAATTTTGCAGGCATTGCACGGTTATGCAGGACAGTTCGGCGGTAGTGGTGGTTTTTGGATTTCAAAAGCAGATGTAATGTGGTTATACAATTCATACGACAATACACTAGGGCTGCATGAGATTTTCCTCGATTGCACAATCGATATTCCAACATAATATTTTCATATCGTAAAAGGAACTAATCATGGCTCTCCCTAGTAAAATCCTTCCTGGCTTTAGTGCTGCGATGTATGCTCAAACTGGAGCATCGCCTACCGCACTGACTCTCGCGCAACTTTCGACGCTCGGCAGCATTACGGCGATTGCAATTTCTGGCAACCTGCTTAACGTCGAGGCGGTCCCTGCTTTTGGTCAAGACGATGCTGTTGCGTCATTTATGGTTGCGGGTTCGCGTCAGTCTGACAAAATCCCTTCGCAATCCGCGCCAACATCGTTGACGATTACTGCTGCATGGAATCCGTCCGATACTGTTATCACGCAAGTGCGTACAGACGCCTACAGCGGCATCACAGAGCGCACTTATGTCATTAGTGCTACTGATGGCACTAACGTGGTTTACTACTCGTTCAACGGGCGCGTAAGCGAGTTTAAAATTGATTCTCAACCCGGTGCAGAAGCCAAGGCGGTGTTTACAATTCACCCTCGCGGCAATATGTACGGTTGGGTAAATAACGCATAAAGGGGATTTAAATGGCTGCTCCAAATACTATTCTGCCAGGCTTTAGTGCATCGCTTTGGATGCAAACCTCGGCAACTCCAACCGCATTGTCCACTGCTAATCTTTCGGTATGGACGGCACAAGTTGCAACCATTGTTGGCACTGTCGCTAACGGCACGGGTGCATCGGGTATTGCACTCAACGTCGAGGCTGTTCCAGCTTACGGACAAGACGATGCGGTTGCGTCTTTTGCGGTTGCTGGCTCACGGCAATCGGATAAGATTCCCACTCAATCGGCTCCGACGTCGTTGACGATTACGGCTCCGTGGAATCCTAGCGATGCAGCACTGTTGCTGGTGCGTGGTGACGCCTACAGCGGCATCATTGACCGTACCTATGCAATTGCTAGTGTTAGTGGCGCAACGACCGTGGCGTATGCTTTTAATGCTCGTGCGTCGGAGTTTAAGATTGACTCGGCTCCAGGCGCAGAGGCGAAATGTACTTTTACTTTGCATCCTCGCGGCAATCAATACGGCTGGAGTAATACCTAATGTTGCTCACTGAGGCGGTAGATATTCTGACCTCGGCGCGGCAAGACCTCGACCTGTTGGCTCGTGGTCTTGTCGTGGATTCCGCTGAAGTGGCGGCGGCAATTTCCAAAGCATTGCCTGATTCTGCCGAATTGGTGGTGCTGCAATATTTGGCAAAATACAATCCGATAAAAGAAGTCAAACAAGCAAAACTACAAAAGATTATGCCAACCGATGACACAAATTCAGAACAGCAATGATTTGCTGGCGTTCCTAATTTCACAATCCAATTCGGGCGTAAAGAATTGGTTTGGGTACGCGCAGCAAAGATTGATCGGCATTTCGCTCGCCTATGAAATGGCAGCGAATCATGCCGACGTAATGACACCGGAAGAAATTGTCGATTACGTCATTGATTTAAACAATACGATACATCAAAAAATGATTAGGCCTCCCAATGACTTTAGCTAATAAACTTGGCGCTGGATACGATAGCAATCGTGCAAAACTTAAAACCATTTCGTTAAATTTGGGCGATATTGATTTTAAATTGAAATTGCAATTGCCAGTAAAGCGCGAAATGGAAGAAATCACGGAGATGATTTCCGCACCAGCGCAAGATCGGATTGATGCGATCTATGTGAAACTTTCCGAACCGATCCGCAAGCTGGTAACTGATGGCGGCGATGCTTTCCTCGATGCAATCAACAGCGAAAAGAAGAACATTGTCATTTCCGATGATGACATCATCATTGATGGCAATTCCGTAAAGCAAGTTGCGATGTTGTCGGCAATGTGGGAAATCAAAGTCGAAAAGTATTTCCATCTTTTACAGACCGAATCAGGCGAAAAGATTACGGAAAACTTTGAAGAAATATCCGCAGAGTTTCCCGATCCAATTATCAAGTACATTATCGAAACGATTGAAAACACGATCAAGCCAGATTACCAGACCACAAAAAAAAACTAAGACGATCACTTAGATCGCAAGTTGTCGCAGCAATGGTTTTTAATGGTCATCGTGAGGATTACATTGATTCGCTTGATGAGGAATTATTTACGGAGATCCAAGTTATGTACGCTGATGGGATGCTCGGAAATAAGGCGATCTTTGATGCACTGACTCCGGTAACGACTGCCGTGTTTAACTATATGCGCTCGGCTGGCACAGCGTCGTTTAGATCGAATCAAATCTTCCCGTGGATCAATGAGTACCTAGAAAATCCAGACACGACTAGGACCGACTCTGCTAGTCAATCTCTGCTGACATTTATCAGTCAAGCTCCAGGCTTTAAAATGGCGAGGTTTGAAAATGGCTAACGACGTAAATGTTCAAGGCTTTCCAGAACTCATTGCCAAGATGAGCGAACTTGCCGACGAGATTGGCAAGGGCAAAACTGATTCGATCTGGCGCAAGGCATTGCTGGACGCAATAGATCCTGTCTTGCAGGAAGCAAAATCTCGCGCACCACAAGATACTGGGCAGCTTGACCGTGCGATCTATAGCAAGGCTCACAAACCACAATCACGCGACAAAGCGAGCAATTCGTACATGGGCGAGATGATGATGGCGCGAGTTACTGTCAGTCCTATTCGGGACGATAGCGTGATAAAGACGGTTTTAAACAGGCGTGGCAAATTTCAACGTGTAATGACTGGAATGCGTCCAGTCGCAGTTTCTCAAGAGTTTGGCAATGCACGAACTCCAGCACATCCTTTTATGCGTGTTTCGCTTACCGACAATCTGGACAATGTACAATCGAGATTAGGCACTTACGTCTGGTCGGCTATCGAAAAATTCGCAGGGAAATAAAATGGCAGTCATTGGCTCATTATCGGTAAAACTTGGACTTGTTACGGTTGAGTGGGATACCGCGACTGCGAAAGCTAAACAGCAAGCAAAAGACTTGCAAAAAGCATTTGGCGATTTGACCGACAATCTTAAAAATCTACATTCCAAATTCAAAGAATTGGGCGGGGCATTTAGCGTTGGTGCAATTGGCTTGACTGCTCTTATGAGTAGCACTCTTGCGTTTGGCAATGAGATAAAAGATTTGTCCGAATCGTTTGGAATTTCAATCGAAAAGACGCTGCAATTTCGGGATGCTGTGCAAACGTCAGGCGGCAATGCTGACACTGCTGGCAAGCTCATTGCAAAGATGTTTGGCAAGATTGAGGAAGCTCGATCGGGCAATGAAGTTGCCATTTCGCAAATGGAACGATTGAAAATTAATTTTCAAGATTTGCAAAAGCTGACGCCAGAACAGGCGATCAATCGAGTTGCAGAAGGTTTGAACGGATTAAAAGATCCAATCCAGCGCACTAAAGCAGTGATGGATATTCTTGGTCGTGCTGGTGTTGGTTTAAACATCGAAGGATTGACGGAAAGCCTACATAAATCTACGGCTGAATGGGCGGATCATGCGGAGGCATTAAAACGATTTGGTAAAACGGCAGACAATTTAAAAACCAGCATGGATAATCTTAAAATTGCTTTCGCGGATCTTGTGAAACCATTTTTGGGCGAGGGTTTAGTTTCGATTGAGAAATTTAAAGCGTTGCTTGTTACCATGTCAAGTGCGTATCTTATAAATCAATTTAAGCTGTTGGCTGTTGCAATTCTCACCGTCGTAAATGCTATTAAAACGGGCGCTGCAATCACTGGTGCGGTTGCTTTGAGTCTTGGTAATGTTGTTGTGGCACTGTCAACAATCCTTGTATTGTTAGGTTCGTTTGCTTATTTTTCTAAAGGGCCAAGTCTTGAAGATCAATTAGCGGAATTAGAAAAAGCAAGGAAAAATCTTGAAACATTAAAAACTCGTAAAATCGCTCCGCTTTCTGTCGCTACGCAAGACTTTCCCGCTCTAACAAATGAACAGAAAATTACTGAAAATTTAGAGCAACAAGAAAAAATTAGACAATTAATTAGAGATCGGGATAATCCTGCCAAACAGGAAGCGGCTGAAAAAGTAGCTACTGCTCGACGCGAATCTGAAGCGATGCAAGCAAAACTTGATATGCAAAAGCAAATGCTTGGTTTTGACCAGCGATCTGGACAATTGAAAATTGATGCACTTACGCAAGATCAATATTCAATTGACTTGGCACAGATTAAAATTACGCAAGAGCAAGACCTTGCTAAAGCGGAAGCGACTAAAAAATCTGAATTGTCTAAAGCAAATTTAAGCGCATTACAACGTAATTATATTAACGAAGAATATCAAACTAGTCTTGCTGCTGCCAATCAAAAAGCAAATCAAGCGGCATCTTTGCTAGATGCAAAACGCGAAAAAGAAATTGCCAATTTTATCCAGACGATAGTGGTGATGGACGAAATTACGGCATTGCAAAGTAAGGAAAACAATTTAAAATTGGAGTCGGTAAATCTTGGACAATTTGAAGCGCAATCAAAGCAAAATTTGCTTACGCTTGAAAAAGATTTGCTAACGATTAAACAGAAGCAGGAAAAAGAAACTATTGCAGCGGGTACTAGTGTCGAAAAGATTGCTCAAATCAACGCTATTGCAGAACGGGAAAGACTTGATGCAAAAGCTAAAGCAAAAACGGCACAGGATGTTTTAGTCGCTGGCGTCAAGAAAGAAAACGATCTGCTTGAATTGCAACTCGCGTTCACAAAAGAAACGACCAAGTTTGAAGTTTCCAGACTTGAACTGGAACGGCAGCGCGGTTACATGACAACGGTTGAATATGACTCCCTGGTTGAACAACTCGCGTTGATGCAAAAAATTGCCGGATTTGCAGAACGTAGAAAAGAAGCGGAAAGAACTAATGCCGCTGGTTCAGAACGTGATAATGCAATTGCAAAAATTGATGCGGAAGAAAAAGCAGAAATAAAATTGTCTGAGGTGCGTACTCAAACAATTAAAATTGAGGAAGAACGGCGTACTAATTTTAGCGACGGATGGAATAAAGCATTTGCAAAATATGCGGAAGATGCAACGAACTACGGAAAGATGGGCGCAGATGCGTTTGCGTCTGTTGTCGGCTCGATGGAATCTGCGATTGATAATTTTGTAAAAACGGGAAAACTTGGATTTGCTGACTTTACGAAAAGCGTAATTCAAAACTTGCTTGCCATTGAAATGAAGATGCAAGCCAGCAAGTTATTAAAAGCTGGTTTGAGTGGTCTTATGGGAATGTTTGGGCCGCAATTGCAATTTGGTGGTTCAACTGGTGTTCCAGAATTCGCTAACGGTGGCGACATTACAGGTGGCGTTCCTATCCTAGTCGGTGAACGTGGGCCGGAAATTATTGTGCCAAGAAACAACGGAACAGTGATTCCTAACAATCAACTTTCTAGCTCAATGGGCGGTCAACAAGTAATTTATAATGGGCCGTACATTGCAAGCATGAGTGCAATCGACACACAAAGCGCAATGCAGTTTCTAGCTGCCAACAAACTGGGCGTCTGGGCGGCGAATCAATCCGCTAGTCGCTCGATGCCGACGAGTCGATAATGTCACTAAATACAATTCTAGGCATCGCTGAATCGGTCGGCATCAACGACCAGCGATTTGTCGGGCAAATGATTAGTCGGAATCAACGCATCAGCACCAGCGAGATCCTGACCGTTGTGCCATTTGCGTTCGACATGAAGCCCATGAACTACTTGCTGTACAGCCAGAACCGGAGTCTGCTCAACAGTCTACGAGTACCAGATAAATCCCTGCCGCAATATCTCAATTTCACATCGACAGGGTGGGCAAATTATGTGGCGTACCAGGGCGATCTAAGCAACGCCCAAGTATCGGCTTGCCAGTGGCAAACATCATCGGCTGCCAAGAATCTGATTCTGGGCAACTTCCCTGGCGGCATTTCATCGACTGCTTACGTAGTCAAGATCGGTGATTTTTGTCAGGTTGGTTTGTACTCTTACATTGCTACTGCTGACGTTCTGCGCGGCAGTGGAACGACTGTCACAATCCCCGTGCATCGCAACCTAATCAACGGACCACTAGCGAGCGTTGTAAGCGCAGTCATTGGGGGGCTAGGAACGACGATCAGCATGGGCGGGTCTACTTATACCGGCGTGACGTTTCAAGTGGTTCTGAGGGACTTCCCGACCTATACGCTGGTCCCTATGACTAACGATTCGTTTATTCAGTGGTCGGGATCGTTCAAAGCGTTCGAGCTGGTGCTATGAATGTAATCCCTCCCGTTGTTGGCACTAACAGCATTATTGTTGCTGACTTTGTGCGCGTATCGCTAGGCAGCACTGGCGCAGCGTACACCAGCACCAGCACGACCAGCTTGGCAATCGGCACAGGCACTAAGACATTTACCACTAATGTTGGCAAATCGTACAACGTGCAGGGCAATGTGACGCTGGTTTACGACTCGTCTAACTATATGAGTGGTCGGGTGGTTTCGTACTCCGCAAGCACTGGCGCCATGTCGGTGCTGGTCGATTACGCAATCGGCTCTGGCACTTACACTTCGTGGTCGATCTCCACGACTACCTATCGATTCGCAACGACTCCATCAGCGGTTACGGTAAGCGCGGTTGATGCACAACCTTTCCAAGCTCTAGGGCAACTTATCAAGGTTGGGGACGCGCAGCGCGATATTAAATCGACTGCGACAGAAACCACATTTACCATGGTGGGGATTGACCAGGCGATGCTCGGTTGGGTTCTTGGCAACAACATCAAGGGCGCACAGATCGAGGCGTGGCATGGGTTTTACGATACGTCTGGCAACCTTCTAACTGCTGGCGGCTCTGGCGGCTTGTATCAGTTCTTCAATGGCTATGTTTCTTCGTTCTCGATCAGCGAACAGTGGATGGAGGAAGTACGCCAGTACGTCGGAACGATTACAGTTAGCGCATCCTCGATCCAGTTGATCCTTCAGAATCGGACCGCTGGCCGATACACGAATGACAACTCTTGGACGTACACAACTCCAAGCGATAGCAGCATGAATCGAGTATCGTACATTTCGACCGTAAATTATCAATTTGGCAAACAATGATCCGCGAAGCAAACCGATACGATAAGCAGCAAATTATCGATATGATGCAAGCGTTTAGAATTGAAAGCGGCATTAAACAATATGCGAATCTTGACAATGTAATGTATTGGGAAAGTCTGTTAGATCACATATTTGCGGGACAGGGAATTATTTATATTGAGGATGGCATTGGATTGATTATCGGTTGTGTCATGCCGACGATCTGGTGCAACAAAACATTCGCAATGTATGAACTTGCGTGGTACGTTAAACCAGAGTTTCGCGGTAAGCCAGTAGGTTATAAATTGCTCAAGAAATATATTGATTACGCAAATGAACAAAAAGCAAATGGACGTATAGCGATGTTCACATTGTCAAAATTGTCTGGCACTTCTGATCTTGATTACGCTCGACTTGGCTTTGCAAAGATGGATGAAACTTGGATTCAATGATGCGTAAATTCGTATTGATCTTTGGTTTGCTGTTCGCTGCGCCAGCGTTTGCTATTGGCGCGACGATTGCTGCTTATTTGGCATCGCAAGGAATAATTGCTTATGGATTTATGGCAACGGTTACAGCGTTTGCAATTAACGTGGTTGCATCGTCTATTATCTCAAAAGCGTTTTTCTCCCCTGCGGATCCGTCTGGTGGCGGTTTATCTGGCGACAGTTTGAATCCTGGCAATCGCCAACAAGTCCCTCCTGCTACTGATAATAAATTGCCTGTTGTGTACGGCTCCAGCTATGTCGGCGGCATCGTCACTGATATGTCGATCAGCACTGACAACCAACATCTTTACTTTGTGATTGCTCTCAGCGAAGTTACAAGCAACGGTGCGGATGTATATACATTTGGAGATATTTACTTTGGCGGCAAAAAGTGCATTTTTGATTCAACGATCACTTATCAAGTCAATCAACTGTACGACGTTTCGACAGGCATATCGACGGACGTAACGGGCAACCTGAATATTTATACCTACCGCAACGGCAGCGCAACACCGACCAATAGCAGCTCAAGCGCAATTACGGTAATGAGTGCGTCCAATCTGACGTACCAGTGGGACAGCAACAAACTCATGACCAATTGCGCGTTTGCAATCGTGCATATGGTTTACAACTCCAATCAAGGGTTAACGTCGCTCCAGCAAACCAGATTCCAGATCAACAATCCGTTATCTGCGCCTGGCGCTTGCATTCAAGACTATCTGACTAACACTGTGTACGGCGGTGCAATTCCAGCGAGTCAAATCAACGCAGCGTCGATTGCAGCGATTGATGCTTACTCTAGTACCCTGATTACCTACACAACCGCTACGGGCGGCACAGCCACGCAAAAGCGGTTTGAGTTCGATGGTCTGATTGATCCGAATCAACCGATCATGACGAACGTGCAATACATGGCGTCCTGCTGCGATTCGCTGCTGTCCTACAATCAAATCCTTGGTCAATGGTCAGTGATTGTGCAACAAGTCAGCTACACGGTCGCAATGGCTCTTGACGATAGCAACATTGTCTCGGCAATGACGATTTCGCCCATTGATCTTGCTGGCTCCTACAACGTCATTGAGGTTAAATACCCTGACTCTGCTAACCAGGATGTTTTCGCAACGGTCACGATTGATCTGCAAACTAATCCTGCGTTGCTCTATGCAAACGAACCTGTCAACAAGCAGACGGTCAATCTGCCGCTAGTCAATAACAATGTACGGGCGCAATATGTAGCAAACCGAATGCTCAAGGCAGCGCGTGAGGATCTGCAAGTCCAGCTCGATGTGAACTTTACCGGAATCCAGTTGGAAGCTGGCGATATTGTCACGATTACGAACGTCAATTACGGATGGACAGCAAAGCTGTTTCGAGTCAATAAAGTTACGGACGTTTTTGCTGACAATGGCGCGATCCTTTCCAAATTGTCATTAAGCGAATTCAATCCGACGGTGTGGGATGAATATAGCGTTACGCAATTTGTACTGGCTCCGAATACAGGCATCGCTAACCCTGCATTTTTTGGAACCGTACCTGCTCCCGTTGTTGCGGCTCAATATCCAACTAACGTAATCCCTGTTTTCACGGTGCAGGTTACAAGTAGCAGTTCTGGGTTGACTCAATACGCGGAAGTTTGGTATTCAGCGTATGCAACTCCAACTCCGACACAATACATATTCGCAGGCACAACAGAGATCCAACCTGCTGGAAATCCGTACACGGTCAACCAAGCATTACCGCTAGTGACGCTATCTGGCATTCCGTCTGGCGACTATTACATTTTCTCGCGCATGGTCAACAGTCTGGCCACATCGCAATTCAGTTCTGCGAGTAGCGTTCTGCATTGGCGTCCAAGAACATTTCAATACGCCAATCGGTATCTGATTATCGCTTATGCCGACAACAGTACAGGCACAAGTAATTTCAACTTTAATCCGCGCAATCGGCTTTACTACGGACTGGCAAACCAGACCACGACAACGCCTAGCAGCGTCCCATCTGATTACTCGTGGTATCTAGCGGATCCTGCGTTTGGAACGACAATTTATCTTTTGTATTCAAACTGGACGGGGAGGCGTTTTAGTTTTGCAACAAGTTTTGCAGGGTATGCGGTGTCTGGCGCGTTCGTGCCTACGCTTGCAACGACATACGATCCAACTCGATGGGCTGCTGTACCTGATGGCACAAATTCTATTGATCTGGATATGTCAACGGGATACCTTATTTCATCAGGCGGGACTTCGACTACAACTGGCGAGCTCTCGGTTTCAAATAGTGCAGATGGAAAGATTACCGCATCACTTGCACGAATTTTGGATTTTGGTGCTGGCATAGATCAATTTACATCCAGCGGTGCGTTGCTTACTGTTGATGTTTACGGGCGCGTTGTCGGGTTCACGGCTCCGGATGCGTTCTACTGGACTAAAACATCATTCACAGCAACGTCAGGGCAAACCATATTTAGTGTCACTCGCGGCACTGGATACATTACTGGTCAATGCTTTGTGTTCCAGAATGGCGTTCTGCTCGATATTTCTGAATATACCGATGCAACAGGCAGCGTCACGCTAACGGTCGGGGCAACAGTTGGAGACACAATAACAATCATCTCGATGCGTTCGTACAATGCCACGAGTGGCTACTATGCTTCGTTCACCAGGAATTCCGCAACGGTTACGAACATTAGTTCTTATACGCCTAGTCCTGCAATCACCAGCGGATACGAATTGCTATTTATCAATGGCACAATTTTGAACGATCAGGACTACGATTTCGTAGGCACTGACATCGGTAATTTCCCATCAAATATGACGGGACTTTTTACTTGGATTGAGTGGTCAGCAAACAATCTAGGACTGCCGAACGGGAATCCGGCAAACGTAATCGCATACACAACAATTGGACAGTCAACGTATGCGTTTTCATACGATGCAAGCGCATTCGATCTATTTAGTAATGGTATCCAATTGCTGCAAGGAACAGATTTCACAACATCGACAGGCACGTACTCGTTGAGCAATACGCCAACAACGACAACGAACGTGATGGTTCAACAAATCTTCGCTAGGACAGGTGCAGCATGACAATTGCCTTTAATCTCTCGCAGCTCGCTAACTACGTCAATACAAGCGGCAAGCTCGACGCCAGCACAGGATTGGTCAATGCCACGGTGGTTGCCAATGGCGGCACTGGTGCGGCTACGCTGGCAGCTAATAACGTCTTGCTAGGCAATGGCACTGCTGCGCTGCAAACGGTGGCTCCAGGCACAAACGGCAATGTTCTGGTGAGCAATGGCTCGACTTGGCAATCAGGCTCGCCATCGAGCGTTGGCGCAACGGGACAAGTTTTCGTCGGCAGCGGCACTTTTACTGTTCCTGCTGGCGTGACTAAAATCAAAGTGCAGATCTGCGGTGGCGGTGGCGGCGGTGGCGGTTTTGGTGGTGCTGGCGGTACTGGTCAAACATCAACTTTTGGCTCTGTCTTGACTGCAACAGGCGGCACGGGCGGCACATTAACCAGCGGCGGTGCAGGCGGCACAGGCGGCACAGGCACGGGCGGCGATATTAATTTAACTGGTGGTTTTGGAAGTAGTTATAACAGCGTTTACGCAACATCACTCATGGCTTGCGGTGGTGGCGTTGGGACAAACAATGCGTATTTGGTTCCAGCAACTGGATTGCTTGGCGGCATGGGCGGGTACAGTGATAACGCTACTGTTGCAACCGCTGGAACTGGATACGGGAATGGCGGTGGCGGACTTTGGGGATATGGTGGTGGTGGTGGTGCTGGTGGTTACTGTCTCAAATTTATTACTGGATTAACTCCTGGCGCAACAATTTCGGTCACGATTGGCAACGGTGGCACTGCTGGTGCTGGTGGCACTTATCCTGGTGGTGCTGGTGCTGCGGGATCGGGTGGCATTTGCATCGTTGAGTGGTAAGATACGGGATACAAAAAAACATGATTTCTGGTTGCCGTGAGTGCATGGCAACTCAACTCAGAATGAGGTGAAACATGGCAGTTTTTAATAAAAACACGCTGACGCAAGTTAGCGGTTTTGATAATCCAATTATTGCTGGAGAATTGGTCTACAACCAGAAAACATACTGGAATCTTGCCATCGCAACAGATGGCACTCCAGTAGATTTGACTGGTGCGACAATCAATGCTCAGATCATTCGGCGCACGGTGTCTAATCTGCACGACACACGATATGGTCTGACATTCGACATTGCGGATTACTCACCGACTCCAACTGCGGTAACACTCACAATTTCAAACATTGTTGCAACCGCTGGAACATTTACGCTTGTTATTGATGAGTCGGCATGGTCAGTGATTACTAGCGATCCAGAACTCGACATTGCGATTAATGATTGCGTCTGTTTTTCTGGTCGAATCAAAATTAGTTTTCCTGCATCTGGAACAACTCCAGCATCGGACACAATCGTTTTCCTTTTGTTTTTAGTGCGTTCTGATGGCGTGGTGAACTAATGGAAGTCTCCATCCAGCCAGCGGGTAATTCGGCTGCTACAGTTATCGAGGTTGCAACGGCTGGCGCTGCAACGACGATTGTATCGGTCACTCCTACACCACGCATTGACATCACGATTGACCGCGGCGTAATCGGCCCAGAAGGGCCAGTTGGTCCACAAGGGCCAGTTGGTCCAGTCGGGCCTCCTGGCAGCGGCGTAAGCAGCGTTGCAGCGTTAACGCTTGGCACAACAGGTTCCGACTTAACCAGCACCGTAGCAAACAGTACGACCACGCCAGTAA